AAACCAGGCCAATCTTGATGCTACACTTGGTAGTGAAGAAAGCCTTAAGGCACAAGGGATGAGCGAAACGGAAATCCGTGACCTTAAGATCCAACAAACAAATGAAGTTATTGCTGCTACTGAGGCGCAACTTGAGCAACAAAAAGCAGTAGCCAAAGCACAAGAAGCTGCTGCCAAACGTAACCAGGAAATTACAACAGGTATACTTGCATTCTTAAGTTCACCTATCCTAATCCTACTTAAAGCGGTTGATGCCTTAACACTAGGCCTAGAAAAAGTTGGCGTAATTGAAAAGGCAACTGACTTGGCAGGTGGATTTATGGATGGCCTTGAGTCAGCCGCTAGTCTTATCTTTGATCCAGAATCTACAAAAGAAGAAGGTGATAAGACAGTAGCAGAGACTGAGAAGCAGTTACGTGCACTTAAAAACCAACGTGACGGTTATATTAACCAGGGTAAAGCAGAGGCGCAAAAGGCCCGCGATGACGCTGCAGCCAAGGCTAAAGAAGCTGCAGCTGAAGCCGCCGCTTTACAAGCAGAACTAAATGCAACCCTAGAAGACCTACGTGCAGAAAACATTGTTGATGCCGAGGCAGAAGCTCTTGCACTATTAGAGATTGAGCGTAAACGCGCAAGAAAAGAACTTGAGGATAAAAAGGCTAGTGCCGAACTCCTTGCTGAGTTTGACCTACGTTACGAACAAAAGAAGCAGGAAACCCTAGACCAATTTGCAAAGGAACGCGAAGAAAAGGCTAAAGAGGAAGCACAGAAGCTCCTAGATAACCGTAAGATCATTGATGATGCTATACAACAGGCAAGACTGGAGAGTATTGATGATACATTCCTACGTGCACAAGAAGAACTAGAGATACAGCGCCAACTGGCCGAAGATGAACTCAAACTGGCTGGTGCAACCGCAGAAGAGATTGCAAAGGTAAATGCAAGTTACTCCAAAAGGGCTAAGAAACTGGCCAAAGAGGAGGCTGACTACAAAAAGAGCCTTAATGAACAGGTTGCAGAGGCTAACCTTGATGTGGCTAGTCAGGCCTTTGGTGCTATTGCATCAATTGTAGGCGAAGGTAGTGCGGTAGGTAAAGCTGCTGCCATTGCACAAACCACAATAGATACCTATGTTGCTGCTCAAAAGGCATACACATCTCAACTTATACCTGGTGATCCTACTAGCCCAGTCCGTGCTGCAATTGCTGCAGGTATTGCTGTGGCAGCAGGTATTGCCAATGTGGCCAAGATTATTGCTACACCTACACCTGACACAGGCGGTGGTAGTAACCCAGTTGCTGGCGGACCTCCTACACCTGCACCAGTTCCTTCATTTAATCCACAAGCAGCAATTGCAGGTAACACCGCAGGTGCCACTGCTCCAGGAGAAGTCCAAGCACAACAAACCGGTACACAAAGTACCATTGTACGTGCCTATGTAGTGGACAGTGAAATTACAAGTCAGCAGGAGGCTACACGTAAAATTGAAAACTTAGCAAGCCTATAACATGAATAAGATAATAGAATTAGTAATAGACTTTGAAAACCTACCCCTAGAAGACCTAGGTGTTAGCATTATGTCACTGGTAGATATGCCAGCAATTGGCATTAACTGGATGGCATTTAGTCAAGAACAATTTGTAAGTCCCAGTCCTGGTGAACCGCGTGACGAGTTTATCTCTCGCTGTATTCCTGTCCTAAAGGGAGAAGGTTACCCAGATGATCAGGCAGCTGCAATCTGTTACTCTTATTGGGAACAAGGTTTTGCCCAGGGTGTACCACATTACACAGCAGATGGTAAACTATACGAAGGACCTACACATATGGGGCCTGATGGTAGACTAATGACTGGTGCGGTACATACAAGTGATAGTCAATTCCTATACCATAAGGATGAGTTTGGGGTGGACACCGGTAATCTTCAACCTTATGTTGAGCAGGTAATTGGTAATAGTGTAACTCAAGAAGAATTTGAAAAAGCTATTCTTGCTGAAGCAGAAAAGTTAGGCGAAGAATACAATCCAGCCGAGGCAATCTACCTGGAAATAGACCGTGACGAATTTATGACTGTTGGAGAGGTTCTGGAAGGCATTAATGCGCTTGATATCCTAAGTCGGTCAGATATTCGTCGAGATGCACCAGCTGAAATAAAGTACCGATATGCGGGTCCACGTGCACAGAGGTTTTTCTGTCGTGGAATGCTAACCCTTAATAAACTGTACACAAGAGCAGAGATTAATCAGATCACTGCTGCTACCGCAGCACTTAATCCAGGTATGGGCCATAACTCTGCTACCTATTCAGTATGGAACTACAAAGGTGGAGTAAATTGCAAACACTATTGGCAAGAACTTGCTGTATTCCGCAACACGAGCGGACAGCTTATCCTAGTTGACCGCGGTCCTGCTCCTGGTGATGCAGGTGAAACGGCTGGGCCTGCTAATAACTTTTGGCGTTTCTCTGCCGATGAACAGCAGATTGTAACTGGTCCTGCAATGATACCTAATCAGCTAATACCACGTCGTGATAAAAATGGTAACCTATTTCATGTTTACTTTACAGAGGAAACGGTAGGTAAGGTAGCGGCAGAGTTTATTCGTCGTCACTACCAAAACCAAACTGACATAAACCACAATGACCAGGTAACCGAGGAGAATAATCTCATAGAGAGTTGGATCATTGAGAACCCTGAAATGGATAAAGCAACTGCATTAGGTTATGCAGGCTTACCTAAGGGAACCTGGATGGTTTCTTACAAAATAAATAATCGTGAAACCTGGGAAAAGATTAAAAGCGGTGAACTAAACGGCTTTAGTGTAACAGGAGACTTTATACAAAAGATAGTAGCATAACATGGATAACCTTTGGATGTTTATAAGCAGTGCCTTAACAGGAATTGCAGGTTGGGCCGTAGGGCGCCGCAAAAGTGCAGCAGAAACAGATAATATAGTCTTGACCAACCTTGAGTCAAGTGTTAACCTTTATAAGATTATTATTGATAATCTTCGTGATGAGATCCAATTACTAAATGGTAAAATGGAGCAAATGGAGAAAAAGATTGATGAACTCACCACGGAAAATAAAAAGCTAAGGACTCTCCTTAAAGAAAAGTAATGAAGGTAACCATTTTAGGTGGTGGTCCGTCATTAACTAAAACTCCTAACCTAGAACCACCATTCATAGGCGTAAATATGAGCATGCTACATTGGCCGTGTGAGCACGGCGTGTGGATTGATCGCTCTTGGTGGACAAAATGGAATGCGGACATACCTGAAGGGACTCAACAGTGGAGTATAAGATCAGGTTATCCACCGCATGTCAACATTCTAAAGGTACCAGTAAAGAATAGCGGAGCCTTAGCTATTCACCTTGCAATGCAACTGGGCTTTGCCGAGATCCACTTAGCAGGTTTTGACTTTGGTCCAGTTGCTGGCCAAAATAATTGGCATACACATTATACACGTAGAACAGAAAGTCCACTTTGGTACAGAGAGCAGTGGTACCTTGACTTTCTCCACATTCAGACGTTAGCTGAAGACAAGGGTGTACACATCTGGAACCTTAACCCAGACTCTAAGCTTACACTATTCCCAACTTTTGTCAATCACCAGTGATTTAATATATACTATCGTGGACTAATCCACATCTAACAAAAAAACCTTTTACCGTATGAAAGTTACAGATGTTATCAAGAAATTGAAACTTATGTTAGCTGAAACTACTGAAGTGGTTAAGGAAACCGAAGTAAAGATGGCTGAGGCTACTCTTGTTGACGGTACAGAAGTTTACACTGAAGGCGAAATCGTCCCAGGTGCTATTCTTTTCGTACGTGCTGGCGAGGGAGTATCTGAAGATCCATTTGCACCGGCTGGAATCCATGAAACTACTACAGGGTTACTCGTTACTGTAGGTGAAGGAGGCGAAATCGTTTCTGTAGAAGAAAAGGCTCCAGTTGAAGCCAAGAAAGACTACAAAATGGCAGAGGGCGAAAAAGTTGAGGAAATCGTTAAAAAAGAAGTTGAAATGTCTTTAGACGAAATCTTATTGGCTATCGCTGAAATCCTAAAACCTTACATTGCTGATATGGCTAGCGTAAAAGAAGAAATGACGACCCTTGAAGGTCGCTTTAACAAAATTGCCGATCAACCAGGAGGCAAGAAAATTACAACTAACTTAAAGGCAGATGCTGCTGATGTTTCATCAAAAGCTGAAATGCGTTTCCAAAGACTAGTTGAATTAAGAAAAACTGGTCAAAAATTAAACTAAAAAAAAGTATAAACTATGGCTTTTAATTTATCTGCTTTATCAACTTATACTGACGAGCTGTCTTTGGACCTTATTGCCAAAGCTGTTTTGACCACTGAGTTGTTAAACGAAATTGATGTTCGCGCAGGTTTAAGCGCTGGTACCGTTGCCATTAACATAATGGACGGTGACCTAAACGTAAACGACCTTGCCTGTGGATGGAACCCATCTGGTGATGTTAACTTCTCTCAAGTTGATATCTGTATCCGTGACAAGCAAGTTAAAATGGATCTTTGCCCAGAGGACTTACGTCAATACTGGTTATCACAAAGAATGAGTCCTTCTGCTTTCCAAGAGACTGTACCATTTGAAGAAGTTATCGCTAACTACTATGTAGAGCGCGTACGTAAGTACAATGAAGACTTCCTTATCAATGGTGATGGTACTTGTGATGGTATCAAGGCTCAAATCACTGCATCTACTGGTGCTAACGTACCTGTTGCTCCTGCTGCATGGACTGTGAACAACGCGGTTGACCAGGCATTGGATCTATTTGATGCAATTGATGAGTCAGTTAAGGACAGAGATGATCTTATTATGATCGTATCTCCTGCTAACTACCAGACTCTTCGCAGAGCATTGGTTGCACAAAACTACTTCCACTATAACCAAGGTGATGGAGTAAATGGAATTGACTTGATCGGAACTAACTGTAAAGTTGTTAAGTCTTCTGGTCTTGTAGGTTCTGATTATGTATGTGCAGGTCCTGCTAAGTTTATCGTTGCAGGTACAGGTTTACAAGATGATATGTCAGTTATGCAATTCTACTATGACAAAGGATTTGACGTTGTTAAGTTCACTGCCAAGTGGAGATTAGGTGTAGCTGTTCACCAAGTAAACGTATTCGCTACTAACGATTTACCATAATCTCAAACGGTCTTTGACCAATAAAATAAAATAAGAAAACTATGGCTTGTTCAAATTTAACTGCAGGTTTTACACTTGACTGTAATGAATCCAATGGTGGTATTGATAAAATCTTTATCGCTAACGGACCAGTTGAAAGTATTACCGAGAGCGCTGGGGTTGTAACTGCAATCACAGTTAGTGGTTCTCCACTCGTGCCAGGTGATTTCTTTGTGTTTGAGGTTCCTCGTCAAACTAGCTCTATTACTGAAACTCACACCGTGAGCCAAACTAATGGAACTCTTTTCTATGACCAAGCACTTGCAATGGTGTTTAACAAAATGGAAGCTACTAAGCGTAACCAATTGTTACTTATGGGTCAGGCCACTAACATGGTTGTTGTCGCTAAAGACAATAACGGTAAGTACTGGTCGATTGGATTAGAGCGTGGAGCTTATATGACAGCTGGTACATCTGTAAGTGGTACTGCATACGGCGACCAAAATGGTTATCAAATTACCATTAGCGGAACCGAGTTGTACCCAATGTACGAAGTTACCTCAACTATCGTGGAGTAATCCACCTAAGAGATCGGCTGACGCCCTCTATATACTAAAGGGATTCCTTAAGGGGAGTCCCTTTTCTTTTGCCCCTTAGTGGAGTAAATCCTAGGTCTTTAAGAATCCTTCTGGCCTTTTCTAAGCCAGCTGCATGTTTACCATGATCAGTTGGAAGACCAAAGTTTTCTTGCCAATTACATTGTGCTTGGTAACTATCTACACGGCTTTCATGTTCACTTAAGACCACAAGATGTAGATCTTCTCTACCATAAAACTTGCCACGTGGCCTTTGGGTGTGGTCATAAAGTCTCCACTTAAGGTCTTTGGTTTCTCCAACATACTCAACTTGACCATGATGGCTAATTAGTGCATAAACGTATCTCATTTTCATTTCTTATTTTTTTATATATTTCCATGCCGATATATAAATCTGGCGGTGTAAACACATGCATTGGCTTTTATATTTAGTCTAAATGGCTGCAATATGACACTAGAGATTATTTCATATACTGGGACAACACTGGACTTTAGCATTAATGTTCCTAATGTTGACACCACTGCAACTTTTACATTTGACATTTTTAGTCAACTAAGTAATACAGCTGCGCAAGTGTTTGATCCACTTGCTAGCTTTCCGCTAACTCTGGTCACAACAAATGCTCGCTATACTGAATTTACCATTAGTACTGCTCCTTACCAAACCTTTGGTGATCAACATGGTAACGGTATGTACAATTATGTTGTAAAAGAAAACGGCGGAGTAATTGATAGCGGCAGCCTTAAATTAATATTTAGCCCAGGTGGCGGAACTGGTACACAAGCTTACATTAGTAATAATGAAGGTCGCCAAGCAATTGTTTACTATGATCCTGCCTACTAAAACTAAAAAAGAATTATGAAAGATAACAGTCAATATGAAGTCGTAGGACAAGAGTTTGCAGCCTTACAGCTGCCACTTATCCGTGATGTACGCGGTAAAGAGTGGATCTACTACGGTGAAGAAAATCTTTATCCACAGGTACTTATTGACCTGTATAATAACAGTGCAATGCATCATACCTGTGTTCAGGCTATTAAGGACGGAATCATTGGTGAAGGTATTGAAATCATTGGTGATGAAGTGGTTAACAAACACGGAGAAACGGTTGATGAGGTATTTGAAAAGATCTCTCAGGATTATGTTATCTTTGGTGGATATGCAGTTAACACTGTATGGAACCGCGAAGGTACAAAGATTGTTGAGATGTACCACTTACCCTTTAATAATGTTCGCTCTGGCAAACTGGACGAGGAGGATAATGTAACTCATTATTACTACACAAATCATTGGGAAAATGTACGTAAGTACCCTGCCCATTCATATCGCGCGTTTGATCCGCTAGATAATAGAGGTGATAATGCAAGCCAGGTTTACTACTGCTATAACTATGCACCAGGCAATGATTACTATCCACTACCTGATTATGTAGGTGGTGTTAATGATATTCAGCTTGACGGCAGGATCTCTAAGTTCCACAATGCAAATATCTCTAACGGGTTAAGTCCTTCACTCTTTATACAGTTTAGAAATGGTATACCTACACCTGAGGCGAGAAGAGATATCTATAATGAAATCCAAGATACATTTGCAGGTGAAGATAAGGCAGGTCGTTTCTTTTTAAGTTTCTCAGACCCTGGTAAAGAAATGCAGGTGACCCCAATCACAAGCGCAAATGATCAATATTATATTACCTTAGAGGAACGTGTAAGCTCACGTATCCTTACTGCGCACAGGATTACATCACCTCTACTACTTGGTATTAAAGATGCCAGTGGTTTTTCTAATAATGCTGATGAAATTCGCGTAAGTTATGATCACTTTGAAGCCACTGTTGTCCAGCCTAAACGTAAAAAGGTCTTAACAACTTATGGTTACCTACTGCGTTTTATGGGATGGAATATTACCTTAACCATTAAACCAAATAGGATTTTAATCCAGGACCTTAATGTTAATGAGGAAGAAACACAGGATGCTACTGTCCCTGCACAAATAATTGAATAACTATGGCATATACCGCATTACTCGTAAGTGAACAACGTCTAAAGCAATACACAAGTCTAGACAATAATACAAGGGTTGAAGAAATCACTCCTTGGATCTTG